GCAACGAGGAACTGCAGCAGCAAGTGGAACTGCTGCAGCGCATCGTCAACCGCCGCTGATCACAACCCGTAGGTGGCAGGGGCAGGCGACGGGACAGGAACGGTCGCAGTGCGAGGGCAGACCAACTCTGCAACAGCTTCAATCGCGCTGCCAGGCCCGATTGGCTTCCACGGCACTGTGTGGCCTTGATAGGTGAAGCTCGACTGCCACGTTTTGCAGTCGATGTGAGTGGTGTTAGCGACGCGGTTGTTTTCGGAGAAGACAAAGCCAACATCAATGCTGCGAATGCGGCCGGTGCCGCGCACGGTGTTGAAGTTGGCGAACATGGTGCCGTTGGCATCGACCTGGATCCACTGCGGCTGCGCCTGAGCAGGGGTAGCGATGGCGAACGCGGCGATGGCCGCGGCGATGAGGGTTTTCATGGGGTGACTCGGTAGTTGTGCTCTGAGCCGGAATCGAACCGGCGGCGCCAGGCAGGGCATGAAAATGGCCCCCGTAGGGGCCGTGGGTCAGTACAGCTGGCAAGGGAGCGTTACTTCCGTAACGGTTCCGTCTTGCCAGGTCACCTCAAGCCACCGTCTGTGCGGCATGTATTCGCAGTCGCCTAACTCGCCATGAAGCACGCTAGACGCCTCCTCCCGATCGGGATCCGTACCGTCAAACTGTTCGTTCCAGTCAATCTCGTTGGCTTTGCCATCAACGATCTTCTGAAGGAGATCGTCGAAGTTGTCGCCCCATTGGCTACGAACACCGTCCCATTCCTCGTTGTAGTTAACGAGTTTCTTGGTTTCTTCCACATACTTGAAAGAAACCGGCTGCAGTTCTTCCATCACTTAGCCTCCATTGAGAGTTCTTTGTAAAGAGCCACCAGTGCCTGTGGATCGGAGTGCAGCAGGGTTGCCCGCCGCTCCTCGATCCACTGACTCCAGGCCACCAACGCGGCCTCTGCCATGTCCGAAGACATGTCCTCATGCCCTTTTTTGAGCATGGCGACCAGTTGCGGATCCATCAGATGACTTCCAGGTCGGCGACCTCAGAACCGTCCTCGTTGATCGTCTTGGCGAACTTGATCCCGGTCGGCGGGTTGCTGGTCGTCACCTTCTTGCAGATCTCGACCAGCTCAGTGCCGGCCTGCTGCAGCCTGGGAACGTCATCCGCCACCGTGACCAGCGGCAGCTGATACCCGCGCATCTCGTTGAAGAACTGCGTGCCCTTGATGGACTCGACCTCCTCGACGAAGCGGCGCAGGTTGCTGATCGAACGGGTCATGGCCACCAGCAGCTCGTTGTACTTGAAGGCGTTGTCCCGAATTGGGGCGGTCTCCTCCAGGCGCTGCTTCTGCTGCTTGAGGTGCTCCAGCTGGGCCTCGTTGTACCGCTTCCGGGCTTCGGACTCGGTGTCGATGTCCTTCCAGATCTGCCGCGACCGCTCAGCAGCCTCGCGCTCTCGCTTGATGCGGGCATCATGTTCGGCTGGTGTCTCAGCCTTTTTGGCTTCGACGTAGGAATCGCGCTGGCGCTTGGTGTCTTCATCCTCCGGCACCTGCATCGACATCAGCTTCGAGGTAGAGAAACTGACGGAAGGCGGAACCGGGATGCTGATGCCAGACGAAGTGGTCTGGTAGCGGAGCTGGTTGGTCTTCGAGTCGATGTTGGTGTAGACGCAGAGCGACCAGGCGGTGACCAGCTCGTCCTGCTCAGCCGGCGGCAGATAGGGGTATTGGTGGGTACCGATGCCAAGCGCCACGGCGTCGGGGTTGCTAGCCCACGATTCCGGCAGCTCGTCGGTCCGAGCAATCTTGGACCGGAACGGATTGACCTGCGAAATCGCTGTGGGCGGTGGCAGCAGTTCGGCTTCAAAAGCTCCCGCTACTGTAGCGGGAGCTTTTTCGCCCTCCACAACACGAGCGTTGTGGATCTCGATCGCAACGGTCAGAACCCACGTCGCCAGCAGGCGTTGGTAAGTCTCCTGATCGGTCAGCTCACGCTCGTTCCAGCTGAACCCGCCGCGACGGCCCAGCCAAGAAAACCAGCTGCGTTCAGCACGCTTGGCACCGTGACGCTGGGCGGCCTCGTCCCATTCCTTCCAAATCGGATCATCAAGCCATTTGGCGCCCCAGCGGATCCGCTCCAGATCCTGCATGGCGTCCAGAGTGTCGCGCCAAGCGTCTTTGAGCTTGCGCTGCACGCTCTCCACCTCGATGGTGAAGTTCTCCAGGTCTTTGCCCTCCAGATAGTGCAGGGCTGGTGTGATCTCAGTTGTTGTCATTTGTCAGATGCGAAGGGATTAAAAAACCCCTGCCGCTGGGCAGGGGTAGGAGTCTCAGCCGATCAGAATTGAACCTGCCCATCGTTGACGGTGCTGGCCGCCTGCAGGAAAGCCGCAGCACGGGCCGGCAGCAGTACCGCCTGGTTCGCCTGCTTCAAGCTGGCAGCGAAGACCTGAACCTTGTTCATCTGAGGCACGACCTTGTCCTCGATGAAGTTCACGAAACGAACGGTCCGTTCGCGCAAGTCGTCCTGTGAGACGAGTCGCACCTGCTCTTTGGCAGTCAAGATGTTCAGCCCAAAGCACACCTCAACGGCGTGCCGAGCCTGCACCATGTACTGGTAGGCGCTGTCAGGGTTGATCTCCATGGCATCGGCGATCTGGGCGTAAGAGCAGTCGCGACCCAGGTGCTCAAAGGCGTAAAGCGCTTTGAACGTGGAGGTCAGCTCCGCCGAACGCGACGCCTTGCCGCGCAACACACGATCGGGGAAGTGCTTGCGCAGCCCTTCAGTCAGGCCGTAGCGCTCGGCAAGGACGGATTCAACCTCTTCAGGGGTGAGACCGAGGCTGATGAACTCACGCTTTGAACCTTCTTCGTACTCGGGGAACTCGATCTTGGGCATGGTGGATTCGGTGTAGGACATGTGTCTAGGCAGGGGTAGGTGGTTTGATTGCTATGACTGCGCGCGCCAGTTCGATACAGTGCTTGTAAGGCACTGTGAGAGGGGGCCTGGCTCGTCAGCGATGGGGCAGCACCCCCACCGGACGGGCTCGTGGAGCCCGTTTCGCCTCTTACGGTAATCCATACGGAGTCGTATGGAAAGCCGTTAGTCCGTGATTTGCAGGTAAAAGCGCAGGATTGAGTGCCTTTCAGGCGCCAAACGGGCGTAAAACACCCGCGAAACGACCTCTGAGCACACAAGCGTGGGCAGGTCGTCCACCATGCCGAGGCTGTAGTGGACGTTGGGCAGCAGCTCCATCTCATCGGCAACGGCCAGACAGACATCGCGCACGGCGTCGAGCGTGCGCGTCAACTGCTCAGGCGTCATCACCGTTTGCCAGAAGAAGCGGCAGTCAGCCGGCGAGAGAGACGGCAGCACTTCGTTTCGGAACTGCGCCGCCTCCTCCAGGCTGCTGAACGCTGCGTCGAGCGCGTCGGGGTCTCGGTTGTGGATCGCTTGGGTGGGGTTCATGGGTTCTGGATGTAGCCAAGGAGGAGCCTGTGGATCGGGCCGTGGTCGCCGAAGCGGCGAGGCCCGTCTTGGAAGTGCTGGACGAAGCCTTTCTCTTCCGCGATGGCGTGGAGGTCTTCGGCCCAGGCTTCAAGGTCACCGATGCCTCCAGTGAGCTGGATGCGGACCTGGCGGGGTTTGGACATAGGGCCCTCCTAAGGGGTGGGAACAGGTAGGTGGACAGGGTGAGCAGCAGGGTGATGGCGTGAGCCACCAGCCAGCGGAGTTCAGCCATCGGCTAACTCCGGGAACTCACGGTCGACACCCTCGGCTATTTCCTCGGGTGTGGGGCGGCGGAAGCCCTCACCTATGGAACGAACGGTGTCGGGGTCAACCAGGCGATCCTCAGGGATGGCGGCTAGGTCTTGGTCATCCCAAGTCCACACCACATCCCTATAGGCCTCCTTCAGGTGGTGGCCATTGGGCAGGGCGACCCACTCGGCATAAAGGCCACTGCGGGCATGACACAGCCATCGGTAGGCGGTGTCACGGTCGGGACCCTGTTCGGCACGAGCGATCAGGTTGTGAAGTGCGGCCACCTCGAAGGGGGTGATCAGTGTCTGGTGGTATTGCAGGCTCATGGGCATCTCCTATGAATGGCGGGTTTAGTCAGGCCCAGGTGGGCTTGGTGGGCAAGGGGCGGGCGGCCTTGCGGGCGGCCAGCTCAGCCTGCCAGGCTTGCTCTTCGGCCAGTGCCAGCTGGCTCAGGACGACCGGCTTGACGACCGGCTTGCGGATGAGGCGTTGCATGGTGATCTCCTAGGGATGAATGAGCGCCCCTATTAACTAGGGGCCGTTAAGGGGGGTTGGCCCCCCTAGGGCTCAGAAGCCCTCGGCCATCAACTGGCGGACCTCATAATCATCGAGGTCGGCGGCCCCTCCCTGGGCATTGCCCAGGAACATCTCCTCAACACGGTCGGAGATGGCGGCGGCTTCAAGGGCCCAGGCAAACACCTCTTCTTGAGCAAGGACGGCCAGGGCGGTGTTGTTGGTGCGGGTCATGGTTCCTCCTATGGGGTTTGAGTGATGCCCCTATTAACTAGGGGCCGTTGAGGGGGGCTGGCCCCCCACGATCAGGCCAAGACGGCCTTTGCTTTGGCACGACCTGACTCAAGGGCCTTTTTCACGGCCTTAGGGCTGATGCTCAGGCGGTCGGCCATTTCCTCCCGACTGGCACCATCTGCCCTCATCTGGAGGATGCTCCACTCACGGTCAGACAAGGCGGCCTTGATGGCATCCACCTTCCAAGCGGCCTCTTCATCGGATGCCAACTGGTCGAGGATGGTGCCATCGGTGGTGCCAAACAGGCCCAACTCTTCTGGGGCAGAAGGGTCCTCATAAAACGAGGCGATTGCCTCCATTGAGGACTCGGGAGTCATGCCCTTAAGGATGCGACCACCTGCCCAGACTTGGGTGTTGCTGGCGGCATAAGACAACTCTGCCCAGGCTTGCTCCTCACAACGGGCAAGGGACACAAAACGGCTGCCCTTGATCTGGGCGGCACGGCGGGCCACATGCTCACGGGGTCCAGACTGAGGCAGAACCTCACTGATCACCACCGGGGCGGCGGGCTTGGGCTGGGGCAGGTTGCCCTTCACCATGGCCCGGATGCCGGTGGCGATGTCCATCAGGTCGGCATTGCCGAAGCCTTCGGACTGGCAGACAGGAGCCGGTTGGCGGCGGCTGGCGGCAGCCAACAGGGCTTTGTTCGGTTGATACATGGTGTTCTCCTATGGAACGGATAGATGCCCCGGTTGGGGCAATGACCTGAGGCCGGATTCGATCCGGCGCCTCACGGCTGACTCAGGCCCGGCACAGCTCCTGCTTGAGGAAGCCACGGGTGGCTTTATCAGGCTGGTGATGAGCCTCGGCAAGGCGGAGGCTGACCCACTCGGAGCGGGGCATGGTGAACACCCGGTTGGTGGCCGGGTAAACCTCAACACCACCCCAGAGGATGGGGCGTTGGTTGGGGCGTCCGTTAACGGACTTGGTGCTGGTGGGCAGCACCGTCACCGTGTCGCCGTCATCGGCGACTGCCACGCAGAGGTGGCTGCGACGATCAGCGTGCTGGTCCATGGTGGGGATGAAAGCCCACTTGGCCTGCCAAACGACCTGCTTGGTCATGATGTTCTCCTAAGGAACGTGTAGGTAGGGGTATGAACCCCAGGCCCACCTAACGGATTCGATCCGCAGCTCGCGCGTCCTAGGTGGGCAGTAATAGGTGAGCCGTGAGCGTCGGGGGAAACCTGTCGGGCTCTCGCTTCAGCCTTGGCTCCGGGTCTTGGGTTGTCTCCCCCTCCCGTGCATTCAATATGGCATGTGGGTCTACCCCTGCCTAGGGGGAGGACCGTACAAGCAAGCCGCTATTCATATCTCTTCACGGAGCTGCCGCCCAGGGCGCTCGACGCGGCGGATTGGGGTGCCCCTGGCGTTCGCTACTCGGAACGGTCCTGGGGCGGTAGCAACGAGGCGCCCGCTCGCATCTCGGGGCCGAGGGCCGGAATCGCTCCCGACTTCATCACTATACCACGGGGTAGACCCGTGCGCAAGCGTTAGCCGCTCCAGGGTTGACCCCGGGCTTAGGGTTGCGACACTGAGTCGCCCATAGACATGGCCGAGATCCCCGCCGAGCAGCAGCTGCATCGCGAAGCACTGGGTCGCGCCGTGTCCATCTGGATGAAGCGCAACGGGTGGAGCCAGCAGACCTTTCACGACCTCAGCGCAGCCGCTGGCATCCTTGGCGGGGTCTACAACAGCCAAATTTCACTGTTTCAGCGTGGCCGCTTGGATCCCAAGCCCATGTTCTGGGTGGCGCTAGGCCGCCTGAACGCCTTTGTCGTCGCACAAGACCTATCAGCCGTCACCAACCGCAACCTGCGTGATCGCCTGACCGATGCGCAGCCGTTCCTCAACGCTGACGGCACCCCGGCCAGCGCCACTGACCTGTTCTCCATGTTTATCGGTGAGCAGCCGATCGCTGACGACTACCTGGCGCCAGAGCCTCTCCCAGTCCTGACCGAAGCCGACGCCAAGGGCATCAGCGACATGTGCCGCGACACCTTCCGCCGCATCGCCACCGCCGAAATGCTCAACCCCAGGGACGCGTGGGAGGCACTCAAGCCGCACTGCACCATGCTCAACGCCACCGAGCTAGACCGCTTCCGCGAGGTGCTCGCAGGCTGGTCTGACTGGGACGCAGACGAGGCCATGAGCCTCTCTGTACCCGGCGAGCTGGGCCGTCCTGCACAGGCGCTGCACGACTGGGGCGGCGACATCCCGACCCTTTCCCCCATTTCGCTACGCAAGGGTTGACCCTTTGCACTCGCCACCGTATGGTCAGCGAGCACATCCGCAGCGCCGATGCCGCACCGAGTCACACCGGCGGAATCCGCCGACCTCTTCTACAAGGCTGCCACCTTTGTCGAAGCCATTGACCTGGCCATCAACGAAGCTGACGCCCTGATCACGACCATCGCTGAATCCGTCAGCTGGGAGTCGTTCAACCCTGACCAACGCGCCAGCCTTGCCCAGTGGCACGGCGGCGTTCGCGAAGCACGCCTAGCCCTACGCAAATGACTGACAACCTCACCACTGCCCTTGCCAAGTTCCACAAGGCAGTTGGCACCATCCACAAGAACAGCAAGGCCCAGTACGGCTCCTTTGCTTCCCTGGCCGATGTGCTCAGCGCCATTGCCTCGCCGCTCAGCGAGTCAGGCCTTGCCGTCACTCAGACCTTCATCCCAACCGAAGGCGCCACCATCCTCCGCACCAGCCTGCGCCACAGCAGCGGTGAAACCATCGACAGCGACGTTCCGCTGATCGAGGTCAAAGGCCGCAACGCTTTGCACGACTGGGGTGGCGCCGTGACATTTCAACGACGATTTTCCTTGCTGGCCATCCTCAACCTGGCCGCCGGCATGGAAGACGACGACGGCGACAGCGCTGACGACAAGCCCGCCAAGCCTGCGGCAAAGCCTGCCCCCGCTCGAACTGTTAAAGCATCCCCTACCCCTACGCAACCGGCAGCGCAACCGCCTAAACAGGACGTTGAGCCGCCGCTAGTGAAGGACGAGCGCGACGAGATCCTCGCCGTTCTCGGCTCCCTCAAGTCGTCCAACCCCACTGCCTTCGCGCAGTTTGAGGCCGACTTCCGCGAAGCGTTCAACCTCACAGGCGCCGCCAAAATCGCACCCGCGATTCAAGAAAAGCGCCACGGCGACTGGATTCAAAACTTCCTCGCATCTCTCCCTGAAGCGTGAACCCCTACCTGTCCACCGCCCTCGCTGCACTAGAGGATCTCCGCGATGAAATCCACCATCAGGCCAACAAACAGTTCTTTCAATCCAGATCCGTCTCCTACGGCGACCTTCTGCAACAGGAAACCACCGTCCGCAATGCCCTCCAGCTCCTGCGCGGTATCGCCCATCCGCCAGCGTTTCCTCCTGAAGTCAACCATCGCGAACAGCTGGCTGGCTGATCACAGCGTCATCGAAGACGACAGTCAGCTGTTCACCGATGATCCGCTGAAGGCGCTGCGCTTTGCCTCTGTTGAAGCCGCCACCCAGCGTGCGCGGCTGGTGCTTCACATCATCCCTGATCTGGTCATTGACCTCATCAGCCTGCCGTTATGAACGATGCTTCCTTTCACGAATACATGGCGTCGGAATGGGCACGGCAAGGACGCGAGGAGGTAAAAAACCGCTTCCGCATCTCAGCCAAACTTACAGACGACACCTATCCAGCGCTGATGCAGTTCTGCAGGCAACGCAACCTTAGCGTCAACTCAGCACTGCGCCTCATCCTCACCGAATACTTCACCCGTCATGGCCACTGATTTTCCCGCTAACGCCTTCGTTCTGTTCTCCACTTTCAACCGCAGCAAGTTTGCAGGCAAAGAGCAAGAGTTCTGGTCAAAGGCTGAATGGCCTATCGAGCAGATCAACGCCCTATACGCCTGGGCAAACAGTGAGGCAGCCGTCATCACCACCAACCAAAAGGGCGAAGCGTGCGTCACCGTCAGCCAGAAGCTGCTGCCACGCACCAGCAAGGCTGGCAACGACTACCTCCTTGGCGTCACCAGCGATCCGGCACCCGTCAAGCCTGAGGATCTCTTTTGATGGCTTCCGCTAGCTACATGCGCCGCGAGGCGGACAGCATTCAGGACTTCCTCAACGCCGCAGGCAAGATCCCTCTTCTCACCCATGACGAGGAGATCATCCTGGGCCGGCGGGTGCGGGCCATGCAAAGCCTGTTGGACGACAACCCCAGCGGGCCATATGACCACAGCGCTAAGCGCATCCTGCGAGTTGGCAAACGCGCCAAAGACCGCATGATCACCGGCAACTTGCGGCTAGTCGTGAACGTAGCCAAACGCTACCTGCACATCGCTCGTCACCTTGAACTGTCCGACCTTGTGCAGGAAGGTATGTTTGGACTGGTGCGCGGAGTAGAGAAATTTGACCCCGAACGGGGCTACAAATTCTCCACCTACGCATATTGGTGGATCCGCCAAGGCATTGCTCGCGCCATTTCCCAGCAGGATCGCACCATCCGCCTGCCGGTCAACGCGATTGACTGCCTCAACAAGCTGCGTTTGTGGATGCCGCAGTTCTTCCGGGATCACGGGCGAATGCCATCACCAGAGGAGTGTGCCGAGCATGTCGGCATCAGCCCTCCTGTCATGCGTCATTACCTGCAGCACCTTGTTGGCACGATCAGCCTCGACCAGCAATGCCGCAATGGCGATGACGCATCCAACATCCTCGATATGGTGGCCTCGTCTGACACCAGCCCCATGGAGGCGCTGGAGATCAGTGATGGCATCCAGGCGGTTGGCAGCTGGCTAGGTGATCTGTCTGAACACCAAGCCGCCGTCATGAGCTGCAGGTTCGGGCTAGATGGCAATGGCCCGCGCACGCAGAAGAGCACCAGCCTTGAGCTTGGTGTCAGCCGTCAGGCGGTGCAACAGGCCGAGCAGCGCTCACTGCGGAAGATGCAGCTCCGCGCATTCAGGCGGGCAGCATGACGGCATCGGAGGCGCTGCAGGCGATGCTTGATCGCGCCGCTGCTCTCAAGGCAGCAGGCGTAACGCTGACGGAACCTGTCTGGTTATCTGGATCGCGGCAACCACGCGATGCAGGATCACAGTCAGCTCTTCGTAGGTTGCCGCCGCATACGTCTGAGGATCTGACAGCTTCAGCAGCAGGCCTGGGTCAACGTCTGGCTTAGCCAGCAGCTGCTCCAACCGATCACGCTTTGCGGTGATCACCGGCTCCAGGTCTCGATCAGCGAGGGCCTGGAGTTTTTCTATTTGCTGCCGCAGCAGCACCGCTTCTGGTGGTTCAGGCTGCTCGATCAACGCGGCAAGGCGATTGGCCGCCACCTTCGGCAGCTCAGTCGTGACCCAGCGCAAGACGGTCTCCTCGCGGATGCTCTTGTAGTGCTGCGAGCAGGTGTCGCCATTGCAACGCAGGCCGGGAACGGTTCGGCCTGTGATGTATTTGAGCCTATGGCCGCACTCACTGCAGACGCACAGACCCGTCAACGCACGCACCGTCTTGCTGCCGTGGACGCCCCAGAGCTTGCGGTTACGCGCCATCACCACCTGCATCTCGGCAAAGTCCTCGTGCGGCATCAGGGCCGGACAGGCATCCCAGTGGATCTCCTTGAACTGATGGTTGGGCAGCTGCCCGTAAGCCAGCCCGCCACGAATGGTTGGGTTGAGCAGCCAGCTGCGCAGAGCCCGCACGCTGTTGAAGGGGATGGGCTCGGCAAACGCCTTGAGCGTGGGCAGCATCCGCCAGTGATGCGCCTTCAGGGCTGCCAGCAGCCGCAAGGCAATCTCCGCCTCTGTCGGCCGCAGTTCAAGCCGTAGTCGGTCCTCGCTCAAGCGATACGGCCAGCAGGGACGCTTCATCGGCTTGAGCAGCGCTTTGCCCGCCTCGCGCCCCTTGCGCACGCGCTTGCTCACCCGCATTGATTCCCCTTGGCTCATGGCCGCCTTGAGGAAGGTCATCACCAGCTCGTCAGGGCTGGAGCAGCTGATCACCCCGTCATCACGGGTGACAATGCGGCAGGCGTGCTGGTCGCAGGTCTGCACAAAGCTGACAAACTCGATTGCATCACGCCCCAGCCGCGACGCCTGAGTGGCCACCACCTGGGACACTCGGCCAGCTTTGATGCCCTGCAGCAGCTCTTGGTAGCCGGTGCGCTGCGGGTTGAGGCCTGACTCAATGTCCTGCAGGATGCAGTCGGTTGCCTGTTGCTGCAGCCAAGCCAGCTGTGAGCGGAGGGCCGAGAGCTGCTCGCCAGAATCGGTTGAAACCCTGGCGTAGGCGACGGTCTGACCCATGCTGGCAAGGGTAACCTGTAGTGAGTCGACCCTCGCGCTAGGGCAATAGAGCATCCATGACCATCAACGACATCCAGCTCACACCCGAACGATGGCTGGCGTTCTGGACCAACTTCAAGAACCAACCCCAGCAGCTGGCCGGCATCGAGGAACTACGCCAGGCCATCTGCCAAGCAGACCCTGGACTGCTCACGGAATCGGCCAGCTGGGTTCAGAACTTCCACAAGGAACAGCCCAGGCCTGCCTGGCCCATCAGCAAGGAGCAGCTGGGGCGGGTGATGGGCTGCCAGCCGCATTACCTGCCTGATGAGCTGATGGAGGACTTGGCGGACTGCTGCAGCACCTTCGGCATCACCACGCCGTTGCGTTTGGCTTACTTTCTCGGACAGGTGGGCGAGGAGTCCTGCGGGCTCCGCTACCCGTTGGAGATTGCCTCGGGCGCGGACTACGAGGGGCGCAGCGATCTGGGCAACAACCGCGCTGGTGATGGCGTCAAGTTCAAGGGTGCCGGCTTCATCCAAGTGACCGGGCGCCACAACCACCAGAAGTTCGCCGACTACCTGGCGGCCCATGGCAAGGCCGACCCGAAGATCATGGAGGTGGGCAGCACCTACAGCGGCAACCGCTATCCGTGGAGCATGGCCGGCCACTGGTGGTTCGCCAACGGCATGAACGAACTGTGCGACGGCCACCCTGAGGTGGACCGTGTTGGCCAACGGGTCAACGGTCAGTACCCACCACGTGGTGCAGCAGAACGCAGGGCCTACACCGAACGGGCCATGCAGGAGCTGGGTGAGTAATGCCCTTGCGTGACATCCACATCCAGCGGGCGGCGCGCTACGCCCAGCAGGTGTACCAGCAACCGGCCGACTGGCTGGTGCGCCAGGACCCCGACATCACCTACATCGCCATCGAGGGGTCAGACGAGCTGGCGGACTGGCGCCGCAACTTCGAGTTCGTGCTGACCTCGACGGATGAGCACCTTGGCTTTGGCACCTACGCCAGGGAGCTGATGGGGCAGATGTGGGCAGCGGGGGTGACGCTCGATCGGGAGCGCATCACCGTGCTCACCGGCCACAGCCTCGGGGGTGCGGTTGCATCAATCATCGCCGCGATGTTGCAAACGCACCTGCCGCTGCTCGAGCTGATCACCTTCGGTAGCCCGCGCCCTGGTGGCAAGCGCTTCGCCGAGCGGCTGACGGTGCCGCATCTCCGCTACACCCATGCGGATGACATCGTGCCGCACCTGCCGTCACCGCTGCTGGGCTTCCGCCACACCGCAGAGCCGATCCAGCTCGAACCGTTCAAGGCCCGGCACATCCTGCGTGGTGTCAAAGACCACGACATTGCCTGCTACCGCCGCATCCTGGAGGACAGCGAATGATGCCTGAAACGCTGCTCACCCTCCTGGCCCTGGGGGTGCTGGTGTGCTCCATCATCCTGGTCTGGAACGCAATCCGCTGATGGCACGCCGAGAAGAGTTTGTTGCTGGTGGGCTCAGGATCACCACCTGGCGCGATTTCAACGGGAGAGCATTCGTGTGCTGGCGGCCCGATGTCAGCATCTTTTGCCAGACGAACAAAGAAGTGCTGCGCTTTGCGGCGTGGCCGGTCAAGACGCCAACGGGTGACGCCTTGCGTGAGTGGCTGGCGTCGCTCGGGGCAGCGGACCAGCAAAAAGGCGCCTCGGTGGCGCCTGTAGGTGATGCCCAGGTGGAAGGCAGCTTCGATCCCCTCGCCCATCAGGACGAGGATCCGACAGCTGCCACTCGCATGATCACCTGACCATCAGATCAGGATCGTTGTTCTGATCGGTCAGGTGGGCAGACAGTCAGGCAGGGTCTTCATCCGCTTGGATGACATAGCCCAGCTCCACAGCGCGAACCGTGGCTGCTGCTTCGTCATCGAAGGGTTCGACAGTCGGCTGCCCAGTGCCCAGGCTGGAGCCGGCGGGGAGCTCCACCAGGTGGACGACAGCAGGCTTGTCGCCACCCGAATGGCAGACGTACCACTTGTCCGTGGCGGATGCTGGGATTTCAGTGATGGCCATGATCATGGGTTGTTGGTGATGGTCCAGCCCTTGGTGACCAGGCTGGTGTAGGCCGTGTTGGTAGCAGCGGTCCAGGTGGCCTTTCCGGCGTTGGTGCCGGCGTTCATGTTCAACGTGACGCCAGTTGCGCCGTTGGCATCCAAGGACACCAGGATGTTCTCAATGGATGCAGCGGTCAGGGCGCAGCCGGTGAACGAGTTGGTGAAGGCTGTTGCCACCAGTGCGCCTGTTCTGTTAAACAGCCCAGCCGGGAAATCCTGCAGCTTTGCACAGTTCTGCCAAGCGGAAACAAAGCTAGTGGCGCGGTTAAAGTGTATCGACGGAAACGCAGTGAGCTTGGCGCACCCTTTCCATGCGTAAGTGCAGTTTGTGTAGTCCGACAAATCAATAGCAGCAAACGAAGTCATGTGAGTGCTTGACGCCCACACGGCATTGACAGGGTTGGCTCCAAGTTGAAAGCTGAAACCAGAGTCAATGCCGTCCACGCTCTTGATGTAGGGGCTATACCCAGCAATGCTTCCTCCCACGCTCGTCCTGCGTGGCGCCCATGGTGTTCCTTTCGCTACAACGACTTGCACCGTGTAAGTGCCTGGTGCGGAGTACGTATGAGGGTGGCTAGTACCAGCCAGGCCGGTTTGCGTATTGCCATCTCCCCAATTAACATCAATCGTTCCAGTGAAAGTGACGCTCTCAATGGAGAACGTTGCGTTAGCTGGCTCGGTGCCACCAGCGGTCGTATCAACCGTGAACTGATAGCCAACAGTTGCAGGAATCGTTGCAGTCAGCAGACCCTTGGTGAAGGTCTTGCCAACCGTCTTGCCCCCGTAGGCCAGGCTCACCGGTGTCTCCACGAAGTCCAGACCAGACGGTGCCTCCACCCAGCTACGAGTGGCTGTCAGTGATGGCGCTGTGCCAGCGGTGACCACCTGCCGCAGGTACTGCTTGGTGCCAGCAGCAGTGCCGATAGGTGCCTGCTCAACCTTCTTGTCCAGCTCAACCTTCAACCCAGCAGGGGTGACGGCCTTGGTGGTGTTGGTGCCGGTAGTGACTTCAGCAGCAGTGGCCAGCTGCACCTTGCCCTTGATGGTTTCAGTTGCATCCGGAGGGTTGGCCTTCAGCTGAGCAGCATCCACCACCCGCCCAGCCGTGCCTGCCGTGACGGCAGCAGCATCAGCCAGCTGGACAACACCCTTGGCGGACGTAGTGGCATCAGTGGCGCCGATTGCACCGACACCTGCCAACTTGCGCACCGCGCCAGCGGCGTCCTTGATGTAAGCGGCGGGGCTGTCCTGGTGCGCGTTGATCGCTAACTCACCAACCTCAAGGTCACCAGGGACAGGCGCTTTGTCCTTGACGACGCTGTTCTTCAGCTTGATGCGGAGGGTCACCTGCTATGCAGCGATGGGGCACCCATACGGGCTGCCATCAGCCTAGGAGGCTTTAGAACGTGCCCCCGCTGATCTCACTGACGTTTAGCCACTGCCCCGACGCGCTGTACTGCAGCAAGTCGTCGGGCACAACACCAGCGTTTATCGTTACGTCGAGCAGATCGTTGAGGTGAGCTGCGCCTCCACCACTGCCGCTGCCACCACCAGAACCGCTGTTCAGGGTGTCAACGCGCACCCACCCGGCAGTGGCGCCATTGCAAACGATCCAGTCGCCGTTGTCGAAGGAAACGCCAGAGGCCACTGCTGTTCCGGCTCCTGGCGTCGCAGCAACTAAGTACGCACCCGCATATCCATCTTTAGCCACTGGGATAGCACTGCCTATCTTGAAGCCTTCAGCGGTGCCGAACTGGGTCAACCCTGAAATAGTTCCGGTAGCAGCGTTGAAGGTGCCGCAGTACCGCAGGTTTTCAGCACTCAGGCGCCCGAAGCCGATTGGGAACCACGAGTTTGAGTTCCACATGCGCAACGCGCCGGTGCTCTCCTGCAGCCACAGCGTTCCAGCGTGTACGCCGCTGGTGCTGGGAGTGGCCTCCTGAATGAACGAGATCGAGTAGTCCGCCAGCATCTGGCGGGTGATCGAGGCATTGCCAATGCGGTCGGGGAGCAGTGTCCCACTGATCAGCTTGCTGGCATCCAGGTTCGGGATGTCGTTCGCTGTAAGGACGGCGGTTCCGGTGATGTGACCTTGCCCGTCGTAGGTGACCTTCGTTCCGGTGCCAGGCGTGAGCTGGCGGGTGTGGTGAAGCGCCCCGGATGGCTGGACGGTGAACTCCGTGCCGGGGGTGATGGCACCGATGGATCCCGTGGTGGCAACGGGGAGGTCGGAGGCGGCGAGCAGGCGGCCGCCGGTGACCAGGCCGTGGCTGTCGTAGGTGACGAGATGGGCGGTGGCGCTAGCCGTGGTGGCATTGTCGATGCGGAGGGCAGCGCCGAGGCCCGTGGCCCCACCGTCAATCTTCAGGCCGCTGCCGGCGGGTACTGAGACACCGCCGATCGCGGAACCGCTGGCGCGGGGCAGGTCCTCGGATGTGATGCCGCGCAGCGTGACCGAGCCTCCGACGGCAGCGGGACCAGCGAGAAACTGGGCCGCTGCTGTGGCATCGGTGACCTTGGCCGTCACGGTCGCAGTATCGCCCGTCTGGCTGACCGCAGTCGTCAGCGGACCGAAGGTTGCCCCCTGTACGACGTTGACGGAACCGGCCGCCTTGAACGCCTCCCACGCGGAGCCGCTCCAGATCGAGAGCCTGTTGCCTGTGGTGTCCAGTCCCAGCTGGCCGATGTAAGCCCCGCCTCCAGGCGGGAGGGGCGTACCAATCACGGCGCTGCTGTTGTCACCGAGCTTGGCGGCTGTGACTGCCTTGGCCTGCAGGTGGGTCGTGCCAACGCTGTCGGGCTGAAGCGCGTAGTTGATCTTGTCTGGCGGAATACTGCCGGGGTCGATCAGCGCAACGCCGCTCTGGATGAGGTCCTTGACGGTGATGCGCTTCGTTTCACTGGCAGACAAGTCAGCCAGTGGGAGCGGGTCGGTGGCCTGCAGCAGGGACCCCGCAATTGGAGGCAGTTTGGAGATCTCCAGATCAGCCATCGAAGCAAGGCACTACACCACAACCCCAGCCTAAAGCTGGCCTAAGGATCCTCTAGCAGCAGCGGGCTGCCGTCCTCTTGCAGGAGCAGCTCTCCACTCTCTTGCAGCAAGTACGCGGGCGGCATCCCCATGTGCAACCTGACGGGGCCGGTGGTCACAAACTCCACCGTGGAGCGGATCACCTGCCCAGGGGCAAAGCTGGTTGCCACATTGGTGATGCCGCAGGTCGCCTCGTACCAGAGGTGGGAGTTGCGGGTGCTGGTGTCGAGGTAAAAGCGCCCTAGAAAGTCGGCGCCCTGCTGGGTCAGGATGCAGAGCTGCGCCAGGTAGTGCGGAAACTCGACGGGGCCGACGGCGGGGCCGCACAGGGCAGCCTTGTAGCTCCACAGGCAGTTGAGGGTGCCCTGGCCGCTGATCAGGCCCTTGCTGTATTGGCTGCGGAACTCTTCGCCGAGGCTGGTGATGTCCACCGTCTCGCGGCTGGTGGTCAGCTCGTAGCTGCTGATGTTGGCCAGACAGCGATAGCGAGAGTCTGCGGTGTGAACGCTGATGGGCTGAGGAGTGGTCGGGGCCTTCAGCGGTAGCGCCCGCTTGCGGTCGCCGGTCAACGCGTAGCCAAAGGTGGCGTACAGGCTGATGCCACCGGCGTCGTCGATGTTGATGTAGCCAGTCCAGTCCGGGTAGGCGTGGCCCGCGACCAGCTGCAGATCGGTGCCGTCCAGCGTTCGGATTTCTACTTTGTCGCCGGTGATCAGGGCGCTGTGGTCGAAGTCAAAGCTGAAGCGGCTGCGACCCTCGTTGACGTCGGCCCCATCGAGGGTGCCGTGCAGGGGGCTGTCCAAGCTGGCGCGTTGCAGCTCTACATGGCCGCTGTCGCCGAGGTAGATGCCCATCAGAGCGTCACCTCAGTGGGGGCGCCGCTGAACTCAAAGGCGCAGCTGGCGCTGAACACCTCGCCCACCGCCATGCTCATCTGCACGCTGGTGAGCCATGCCTTGCCGCTGATATGGCGGCCCGAGGCGGTGCCGTCATCGAGGCGGAGCTTCAGCGTGACCGCTTCGGCTTCATGGCCGACGCCTTCACTCTCACCCGCCACCTTGGCCTTGATCAACTTGCCGAGCAGGGTGCTGGCGTCGTTGGTGGACTTATCAGCCGGGTCTTCGGCGTAGTAGTAGAGCGTGCAGTTGCCGGTGGTGGAGCGTACGCCGGGGGTGCTGGTGCGGTCGGTGTCCTTCAGGCTGGTGGTGTCCAGCAGGGCCAGGCTGCTGCTCACGCTCCAGTTGGCGACACGGGCGGCTTTCTTGCCGTCGATATGAAGCTCGCCGTTGCTGCCGCTGTAGAACATCAGAAGACTCCGATCAGGTTGACGGTGACGCTGCTGCGCCCTGGCCGGACGCTCACCACCTTCGGCGGCTCGGCGTAGCGCCAACGGTTGCCCCAGAACTCGGCGCCGATGGCTTGTGGGCTGCCGCCCCAGCCCGCCTTGGCGCCGGGATCGCCGTCAAACACGAAGGTGTTGTAGGTGCCCCAGGTCTCGTTGAAGTGATGCAGGAACAGCTCGGCGTTGGCGTCGCTGATGTTGTCGTAGCTCAGCGAGAGTGTCATGCCGGTGCGCTTGGAGCCATAGAGCAGGCGCACCTCGGCACCGTCCTGGGCGCGGTACTCACGGACTGGCCAGTTGCCAGGGTCGAAGGAGCGGGCGGTGGGCACCAGATCAGGGAAGGCCATCAGTAGTCCTTGCTGAAGTTGGCACCGTTTGTGATGTCCCTGGCAATCAGGCTAACGAGGCCCTCATCGACGGGATGCTCGGCCGCCACGATCTCGACCAGGCCATCCTCGTCGAGCGTCAGCTGCTCCACCTGATACACGCCTTGAGAGGCGGCGGCGTACTTCACGGTGAAGAGGGTGTCGTGCAGAGCGGGTTCAATGACCTTGCCATCTGCCACCGTCATCTCTCCTTCCTTTGTGTCGCTGCTGATGCGGTCGTAGTAGAAGATCGGGTAGGAGCCGTCTGTGATGGTGCCGCTGCTGGTGACGGTGCCGTCGGCCGCGATGACGCCGTTGTTGGCGGCGTGGTACGGGCTGGCCTCGGTGGCAACACGGATGTAGTTGCCGGGCGCCAGGTTCAGGCCGTAGGGGGTGGTCTTGAAGCTGACGGTATGCGTGACGCGGCGCCGCACTGACAGTGAGAAGCGCCCGAACAGAACGGCGTGCTCTTCGCTGCAGCAGAAGTCGGCCATGTTGAAGGTCTCGACGGGGTATCCCCCGCCGCCGGCCTCGTTCCAGAACACCGAGACGGTGCGCTCTTCCGCGAAGTCGTTGACGTGCTCCAGGCGCCAGGTCAGCAGGGCCAGGAAGTCGCGGCGCTGGTCGGCCTCCAAGTAGTCGATGCGGAAGGTGTCTTCGATGATGTTGCCGGCGGTGAACATCGCTGAGATCGGCACCGGCCCCAGGCTGATGTTGCCGGCCGCATCGACAGGGATGGCTGGCTCCAGGGCGAAGCGCCCGTTGGCGATCACGAAGTTCAGCAGGAAGTACGGCGCCATCTGCGCCAGGTAGTCCCGCACGTTCTGCGGGTTTGCCAGGGCGCCGTTGAAGAACAGCTTGTTGGCCCGCAGGAAGCGGCACGCCTTGGCGAACGAGGCCGTGTCGATCAGGTCCTTGGAGAAGGTGCTGCCCAGGCCAGCCTGCTGGTCAGTAAGCAGGAAGTACACCAGATCGGGGAACAGGTTGCTCGGGCCGGCGGTGCCCCCGTCGTCGGGGTGAAGGCGGGGCACCCATGTGCCTGACTTCAGCCACACCCGCACCTGATCCATGGTCTGGAAGTTGCGCCCAGCGCGCAGGGCCAGACCGCAAGTGGTCAGGTTGTCGTACTGGGGCGCACCAGCGTCGTTGGCGACGGTCTCATTGACGTAGACGATGGTGTGCTCGGGGCCGTTCTCGTTGCTGGTGGTGCGCTCGGTGTAGTTGCTGAGGTCAGTGATCTGGCCGTTCTCCTCGAAGATGCGATCGGAGTTCATGCCGATCACCTCCACCTCCTGAGCCACCTGATTGACGCGGAAGTAGGCGCCGACAGTTGCAGTGGCCTTGTAAAAGGGGTTGCCCGGTGTGATCGGAACGGTGTAAAGGGCTTCGGTGCCGGCAACCCAGTTGCCGGTGGTGGTGCCGGTGATAGGCGTGTAGGTCACGCCCTCCCACGCTTTGGTCTG